AGCCTTGCATCATTTGCTTCATCTTCTGTCATAGCGTCTCCCTGTGCAACAAGTAGGACTTGAACCTACGATTACCGAATTATGAGTTCGGGGCTTTAACCAACTAAGCTATTGTTGCTTAGTTGTATATTATAACGTGCCGTCTTCGTTTTTGTCAATAGTTTCTTCTACTATTTGCTGAACGTATTCAGAAAAATGTTTTCTAATATTACCCATAGGTCTGTGACCAGCAAGTTTCCATATTCTTTTATATTCAATTACATTAGAGAATGTAGTTGGACAAAGAACTATTCCATTATATTCTTTTAATACAGTTGGCAGTGGAACATGTTTTCCACAACACCTGCATTCTTTTGCTTTTTCTTGATACGTGCTCATATTATTTGCATCCTGTCCATTGCGTCTTTTAAGTTTTCTGGCATCCTTGGAGCCCTAATCATATTATAGGAACTTGTTTCTCCGTCTGCCTCTGTTCCAAAATCATTGTCGTAACTCATTGACTCATAAGTGTGAATATTAACTTCTTGATTAGAATCAAATTTACTTCTGCTTATTGAGTTATAAATTGATCCACAAACTGCGTCCGCCAAGTCCTTAGAGCCTTTTCTTGGGTGGTCAACCTTGTCTCTCATAATTCTAAGTTGGCATAGTTCGTCTATAAGCAATGGGATATGTGGCCCAACTACTCTTTCTTCGGCAACAACCATTGCCATATCATCATAATGCTTTTTAGCGACAGACAGAATTTCTGTATTGATGCCGTATTGTTTTAGTTGTTGCATCATATCATGTGAATTCCATCTGTCAAAGGTACATACACGAATTTTAAATCCTCGTGTTTTTAATGAAAGAATATAGTCTTTAACTTCTGTAAAGTCTACAGACTTATCTTTTGTTGGTGTCCAGAATCTTACTGCATCTATCTCAACAATTGGTGCAGGCTGTGAATAAGTATCCGTTACTTTTATGTTAACCCATTTGTTAACGTGGGCCATTGCAACTGCACAATGGTCATGTTTTTGAGCAAGGTCTACGTGTATAAAGTATTCTTTATCTGGATCTGGTATAAACCATTCTTCTAATCTGCCAAAGTTATCTACTGCTAGGTGAGCCTTATTAAAAGCCTTCTCAACTTTTTCTCTTGACTTAAAGAATGCATCAACTGCATCAGGTGGCATACATGCAAAACGTGATAAAGCATCCATAGGGTTTGTAAAAAATGCAACCTTAAAGTCATCAATCTTTCTTACTGGATTAACTTCCCATGTTGGTCTTCTTAATGCATAAACCTTTGGTATCTTGTATGAAAGAATGTGGTCCTCTTCCCATTGAATCTCAAACTCATTTCCTACAGTTCCGTCTGGAAGGTCTTCATCCATTTTAAATTTATGGTCACGAACCACTGTCTCTACATCTGCAACAACAGCGTTGTATCTCTGTTGAATATAGTCATTCTTATATCTAGGGAATGACAATAGGATGACCTTGCCGAAGTCTGGGAAACGAGAGTCTACTGATGCACGATACATATCGTATATTGCCGCTCCTGTTTTTGCTTGATCGTGTCCCGTTGTATTTTCAATTGCAAAGCCTGAAATCTCATCAAGGATAACAACAATAACGTTATAGCCTTCCCAGGCTTCACGCTCAGAGTGTCCAGAGTGCACTGTGATTGCTTTATCAAACTTAACTTCAGAAGCCTTGTCTGTGTATCTTCCAGCAAACCAAGGAGACTTTTCAATACGAGTCTTAAATCCTTTAAAGAATACGTTGCTTGCTTGCTGTGAGTTAATAGCAATATTAATAATATCAATGCTGTCGCCTGGAGGCTTTCCGTAATATGTAGCTGGATCTTTTAAGCACAATAGTAAATATACTATATATGAAGTTGCAATAGTGGAGCAGTAATCTTTACCTGATCCTTTCCCTAATTGCGCTACTACTTCATTAGCGGTTTGCTTGAACCTTATCTTTCCTTCTTCTTCTCCGAATAATTTGATAAGAGTTGACTCTTTATAGATCTGCGAACTTTTTTCGATAAGCGTGTACTGATATTCGGAAAGTTCTGGAAGCCCAAGGTATTCTGGACTTCTAACAAACGTTTTAAGATCGACTGGTTTTTCATCGAACTCCTCTCCATCAAGCATGTCGATAAGATCTTCAAACTCAAACGACATCGGCTTCCTCTACTGGGACTGATTCGATTACTCCAGTTATTTGGGACAATCTTTTTGCTACTTCCATCTTACACTTAGGGCACGTTGATGTAGTTTCTTTTAATATTTTAACAAGGATATCTTGCTTACGCTCTGTCTCTGCAATCTGAGATGCAATTTCATTATTTTCAAGAACGCCTATTGATTGAAGCATTGCAATTCTTTTAGTCTCTATATCTGCAATAAGCTTTAATGCTCCAGACTTTATTCCTAATTGTCCAGATTGATCTGCATCCTCGACTGTCTTCCAAGCTTCTTTAATAAGCATTGCATAGTGTTGATCCGCCCCTGAGATGGCCTCTCGAGCACGATCTCTGATGTTGCTATCATTATGCACAACGTCTTTCCAGTCATCGATTAGCTCAAGGACTTCTTTGCGCTGTATTCCTGTAGTGGTTGCAATCTGGGTGGGTGTGCTTCCTTTAAGAAGTTCTTCAACTACCCTATTCATTCTGTCAAAATGCTCTGACAATTCTATTTCGCTCATTATTACAGTATACTTTCAGTCGACTAAAATGTCAATCAGAATTAGCCCTAGCAATCTTATATAGGACTAGATATCCTATTAAATCGTCAATATCGTTGTCTCCAGCAAATCCTTGGTTGTTCTTTACCCTATTTAATTTATCATCAATGCGAACCTTTAATTGTTCTGTTGCATCCGCCGTTGAAAATATTCTGGCTGGTTCCAAGGCAGAGTTGCCATACGATATATTCTTTTCAATTAACATGTGTGCAATTTCATGGCATGCTCCCCAGATCTTATTGCCAGCTGGTGCACCTACTGATCTTAAATACAAATCATTGCAATTAAAATTGTTGACATCTTCAAATACCGCCTTTAGCATTATCTTCTCCTAATTAATTGAAACTGTTCTAGGTATCTCTGTATAGTCATAGCAGAGACTTTGCACTCTTCGGCAATTTCTGTTACCGTCTTCTTCTGAACTACATATCTTCTATGTAGCCAATCTTTACTTTGATATAGCTTCATCGTTTCGTCAATATACTATTAGAATAGTGTGCGATTCCAAATGAATCTGCCACATCAAAATCTGTTAATGATAGGCTATACTTCTTATTAAAGTAATCAACTGTTCTTTGCTTACGCATATTGCGTAATTGATTTTGATACCAAGAGTCAGCATAACCTGGACTCTTTAATCTGATAGCCGCCTTTTCTTCCTTTGTAGGGTTCTTGTTGCCTATATATGCTTGCCAAGAGGAGGGGGCTATTGTAATAACCTTTGCTCCCGTAGACATTAGTTCTGCAATAACAACTCCATAAACATATGATAGTTTAATTACAGCATCTGCAGACTTAACAAATACCGCACCTTCAACAACAATATAATCTGACTTTAGTTCTTCAAGCATAGAATGCATCTTGACCTTTGCATCATGAATCTTATCATAGATATCCTCGCCTGACAAGTTAATCTTGCCCCATTTTAATGGAACATCATTCTCCATCAAACAAAAAGCAATAGAGTTAGTGGAGGCATCTATGCCCAATACTCTATTAGCCTGTGTCTTTTTTAAACTAGCTAATGTCATTAATCATCCTAAATAACTTATTTTTTAGATCTGCATTGATAGTCTTTTCACATGTTGAGCAGAAGTCAGAATTATTATATCTACTCAACTGCGATTTACATTTAGAACAGGGCCTTGCAGCACCGTTTCTAATTGCTTTCTTTTCATAATACTTTTCCATAATTCTTCTGTTTGTTGCAACACGGCAACATTCATCTGTACAGTATTTCTGATTATGTGTTTTAGGAACAAAGTCAGCCTTACATTCAGAATTAGCACAGATCATATATTGCTTACCGAGAACAACTCAATGTCGACAGTTCCTTCTGGACCGCCCTTTGCATAGCATTCTTTTTTAACTGGGCAATAAGTACAAGGCATCTTGGATTTAGTTGCACCTTCTGGCTTACGTGGAAGATCGCCATTCTGAAAGTTATCCCAGACTTCGCACATCCAAGCAAACGTGTGCTCGATAATCTTTGTATTCTTTTCATTCATTGAGATTGGAATAACTAGGATCTCTTGAGTATTCTTATTCTCATATAAAAAGAATCCTTCTTTAGCTTTCTTTAGTTTCATATAGGTCAATAGCTGAAGCATATGGTTATCTGTAGGCTTCATCTCTGACTGTCTTGTATCCCATACTTCTTGCTTAGCCGTTTTGATTTCACCAATCACGGCCTCGCCATCATACTCCATGATAAGGTCAATGAATCCTTTAATTGGGGGATACTCATTAATAATTTCTTCTTCTTCCGCTCTCCACTCAGGCATTGTCTTAATTAAATTTTGTAGTCTTTCGTGAGCCTGTGTACCTTGAGCCATGTTTGCAACAGCAACTGCATCGTTGTCGTCAATAAACATTGCGCCAGAGAAAGCCATATACCAATACCTAGGACACTTACCGTGACCATAACCTAATGAGCTTGGGCTAAATGATTTCTTTGTCATTGATCCGTCTGCACGTTTTGTATTTCTATACGCCTCATCAAGCAGGTTAGCAAACAATTCTGGATCAAAAAACTTTCCAGTATGCTTCTTGAATTTAAGATTCTTTACAATTTCTCTAGCCATTTACGAGTTATACCTAACGACATACTTAAGTGCATCTACAAGTTTGTCTATGGACTCCTTTACTGAATAATATACGTTTTTCTTATTGTTGTTTACGGTTCCCGCTTTGTCTTTAGCAATAGTTGAATAGATAGATGACATTACAGCAAACTTAGTAGACATAGCCTGAAGCTCCATAATAAGCATGGGTGCCTTTGCTGATGGGACGTCTGGGTTCATCAAAAGTTTTACGACAATAGCCAGAGCCTTGTCTAAGTGCTCATCTTTCATAAACTCATGAAGTTCATTAAACTCAGTTATATTACTAATGAGTTCAAGTGTATTCTTATCCTCTGTCATTTTTAATCCTCTTATCTAATTTGTCTATAAATAAACCTAATGGGTAGCCAACTAAAAATCCTATTGCTATACCGCTAAGCAAAAACATTTCCATTACTTAGCCTTTGCTGGCTTTGCTTTGTATGGACCTAGGTCCGCTTTGATAGCGCCATCTTTTCTAATTCTTACAATTCTACCATCTCTAATAATTGTTTTATTAAAAGGTATTTTATTATTTGATCCCATTGTTGTCCTCCCAAAACTGGATCAGTTCTTCTAGAACTGCCCATTCAATAATTCCAAGTCTCACCTTGGAATCCTGTCCTATAATAATCTTTAATGCTGGGTACATATCTCTATTTACTTTAAAGGTATCTGTGCAAATCTTTGCCCAGTTATCTTTATTTAAATTAAAAGATGTTCCTGCTTCTTTATAATCAACAAGAAATTGCTTCCACTGAGCGTCACCCTTTTGGTAATCTCCTCTTCCGCTATTCTTTTGAGCTTTAGCACCATCACGCTTTACTTCTGATTTCTCTGACATTATCCTACCGAGTACGAATTTTTATGTCCGTCTGGGCATTCCCAAGAAATAATCATCTGTACTGCATCCCAAAAATACTCTTCTGCATTCTTATCACACTTACCGCAAGGCTTTACTCCACCCATCTTTTCAAGTTCTGGAGAAAAGATACGCTCTGGCTGATTAAGAAACTCATTAATGTTTGGCATTTATCTCTCCTATTAATTTGTCTACAACATCTTGATTTTCCTTTAAGTATGCTACAGCCTTTGCACGTCCTTGAAAACGTTCTCCATTTACTGTATACCATGCTCCACCTTTTTCTACTATGCCACACATTTCTGCAACATCTAAAGTTTCTCCAACGCTATCTACACCAAGAACGTTCCCCTGGTAGTAGAAGTCGTATTGTCCCGATAAATTTGGGGGGCCGAGTTTGTTGTAATCAATAATCCAGTTAACTGGCCTGCCAACTCTTTGTTCAATAATCTTGTCGCCAACTTTAATGCCAGCCTTGATAGCATTAGCCTCAGCTTCAGACGACCAGAGTTTAATGACTGTGGAAGAGAAGAACTTGACAGCCATGCCACCCGTGGGGATGTGACTAGCATGCATAGATCCAAACTGATTTCGTTGTTGTGAGATGAGAACAAGTAGTGTGTTTTTGTTTGCATAATTTAACATCTTGACTGCGTGGGTCATATCCTTTGCTTCAGCGCCGATTTGCTTTGTATCTTGCAAATCCTTCATTTCGTT